AACGAATCACTAGAAAACAAAGAAAATCAATAACAACAGCATTAAACAATGTTTCAAACATGGCTGTTCTGATGATTACTAAAAGAACTCAATCAGGTAAATTACCAGATGGAGGTAAAATGATTGCTTATGCAAAATCCACTAAAAAAGATAGAGATAAAAGAGGCAGACAAACTGGATTTGTTGATTTAACTGATACTGGCAAAATGTTTCGTAGTTTAGATTTTAGAAATATAGGTTTTAAAAATACTTTATTTTTTGCTAACAAAGAACGAGAAAAGATTGCTAGTTTTCATGATACTTTTGGTGTAGGTAAAAGAAAGATTAAGAGACCATTTTTTGCTATTGGCAGAAAAGAGGAAGATATTATTATAGATGAATTTAGTAAGGTATATTTTAAGCAATTAGGACTATGAGTAAAAGAGAAAATATAGCAAACGATATAATTACAAAACTTGATGCAGTGACAAGCCCTATTGAGTTTAAAAAATTAACAAGAGAACCATTTGAGGTAGAGGAATTATCTGACGCACAATTTCCATGTGCATTCATTCAATCTGGAGACGAAACTAGAGAACCCTCTGCTATGGGTGCAACAGGGTCAGGAAAATACACTGGAACTATTGATTTCCTTATAGTTGCTTTTGGTAAAGGTACAGATTCCAATATTGATACTGTTAGAAACCAAATTATTGAAGTAGTTGAAGAAACACTTGATAATGATATAACAAGAAATGGAAATGCGTTGGATAGTAATGGTTAAAGGAGACACCAAAGTAAAAATCTCGCCTGACTTTCAAGAGTATTATGAGAAACGAGGTTTTACTGTTGAGGGTAAAAATAAAAAAATATCGGTTGAAAAAGAAACACAAAAAGTTATAAAAGAATTAAAGAAAGAAAAGGAGTAATAAATTATGAGTACACATCATGGCAAGGACGCAGTGGTTCATGTTGGTGGCGTAAATATTGGTCAAGCAACTGGATTCACTGTTGATACAACACACGACATCGTAGAGGACACAGCATTAGGTAATTCAATGAAATCTTATGTTGTTGGTAGAGGTACATTTACAGCCTCTATTGATATGAATTTTGACGATGACGACACAGCACAAGGCAATCTAGTACAAGGTTCTAGTTTAAGTTTTGAGTTCATGCCAGAGGGTTCAGGTTCAGGCGAACAAAAATTGTCAGGAACAGGAATTATAACTGGAATGAGTGTAGGTGTGACTTTAGATGGAGTGACTACAAGAACAGTATCTTTACAAGGTAATGGCGGTTTAACTATCGGTACAGTATAATTTAATTTATGCCTGACGATAAAAAACCCGATTATTTTGACGGAATACGAAGTCATTTTGAAGAAACTGAAATAAGAGTAATAGAAGTTCCTGAGTGGGGACTTGTAGGCGATAAAGCTATTTACGCTAAACCTTTTAATATGATGGAGAAATCTAAATTATTTAAAGGTGCAAATAACAACGACCTAAATATTCTTATTGATGTCATAATTGAAAAAGCGTTAGACAAAGATCATAACAAAATGTTTGATGCTACTCACATTCTTAGTTTTAAAACAAAAGCAGATACAGATGTTATTGCTAGAGTTTCGAACCAAATTTTAGGAACGAACTTTGAAGACGTTAAAAAAAACTAAAAAATCCTGAAGTACATAATGTAATGGCTCTTGCTGAGAGATTACATAAAACAATCCCTGAAATATTGCAAATGAGTGTCTTTGAGTTTAATATGTGGTTAGCATATTTTGAAGAACAAAGATTAGAGATTGAACGGGAACAAAATAAATATAAAAACAAATTAAGATAATGGCTACAAAAAAAGTAAATATAGATATAGTTGCTAAGGATAAATCTAAACAAGCCCTTAATAGTATTAAAGGGAATCTTGATGGTCTTAAACGATCTGTATTTAATTTAAAAAATGCTTTTATTGGTTTAGGTGCTGGTCTTGTAATAAAAAATTTAGTCAATGTTGGTCAGTCAGTCGAATCACTGCAAGTCAGATTAAAGTTTTTATTTGGTAGTGTTGAGGAGGGTTCAAAAGCCTTTGACAACATGGCTAAGTTTGCGTCTAAAGTTCCTTTCTCATTAAATGAAATTCAAGCTGGTGCGGGTAATCTTGCAGTAGTTTCAGAGGACGCAGATCACTTAGCAAAAATATTAGAAATTACTGGTAATGTAGCCGCTGTGACAGGACTTGATTTTGTCACTGCCGCAAATCAAATACAAAGATCATTTGCTGGTGGTATAGCGGCGGCAGATATATTTAGAGAAAAAGGTGTAAGAGATATGCTAGGGTTCTCTGCTGGTGCAACAGTATCGGCGGAAGAAACTATTGCCGCTTTTGAAAAGGTATTTGGTAAAGGCGGTAAATTTGGAAATACAACAGATGCTTTAGCACAAACATTTGAGGGAACTTTATCAATGCTAGGCGATAAAGTATTTTCTTTCAAAAAAACTATTGTTGAAGAGGGTTTCTTTCCTGAACTTAAAAAACAGTTTGGAGACTTAAATAAATTTATAGAAGATAATCAAGATACAGTTGATAAGTTTGCAAAACAAATTGGTACAGGACTTGCTATTGCAGTTAGAAAAATTGCTGATGGTTTTAAATTTGTTAATGAAAATTTAGATACTTTTATTTTAGGTATCAAAATAATTATATCTTTAAGTGTTGCAAAAGTATTTATGGGGATTGCAACAGCAATAATGAATGTTGCAAAAGCCACAATGGCACTCGCCGCTGGTGCATCTGCTGTAAAACGAGGATTTGTAGGTTTAGTTAGTATTTTTGCAACAGGCGGTATTGCGTATCTTGCTTTTAAAGAAATAGATAAATTGTTTGAAGATTTTATGTTGAAAATGGACGATGCTGTTGAAAATGCACACCCTTTCGCTGTTGGTATGAGTGGTGCTTTTACATCAGCTAAAAAATCTGCCGAAGAGTTTGGAAAAGCAGTAGAAGTCGCAGAAA